CTGGGCCAACGGGCAGCGGGTGGTCGCCAACAGCAGTCAGGCGCTCGATTGGGCGCGGGCGCATGGGGACAACGCCAGGGGGCTGCTAACTCCGCGACTCCGCGAACTCGAATGGGGGCAAGGGTGATCTCGCATCGGCCGCTAACACAATCAGAACGGCTTGAGCTTTTGCAGTGGTGCCGTAAATACGGCTCAGGCAATTGCTGGACTGGCAGCACTGGCAAGATTGCCAGCTTGGTCGTCAGGTTACTACACGAACATGCGGGGAGATAGACTCCGCATCCGGCAGGGGTGATGACTTGTAGTTATCACTACTGCCGGGCTGTACATAAAGGAATCATGGGATGTTATTTAGCGGAGACTGGAAACTACATCACGGGGATTGCATCGAGCACATGGCGACATTGCCTGATGCGTGCTTCGATTTCTCGGTGTTCTCGCCGCCATTTCCTAGCCTGTACGCTTACTCAGATTCCGAGCAAGACATAGGAAACAGCGAGGATTTTACCGGCGATGCCAAATTGCATCTGTCATTCTTCTATCGCCAATTGTCACGCTTGATCAAACCAGGGCGGGCTATTGTCGTCCACGTCATGCAGATCCCTCGCCTCAAGCGGTCAGGCGGCGTAGGGCTCCACGACTTCCGCGGGCTGAACATCCGACTCGGCGAGCGAGCTGGATTGGTCTACGAGTACGATTGGTCGGTGCGGAAGAATCCACAGGCGCAGGCAATCCGAACTCGCAGCAGAGAATTGCAATTCGTCGGGCTGGAGCGTGATCGGGCAAAGTGTCGCGGTACGTTGCCTGACTATCTGATCAAGTTTCGCGTGCCTGGCGAGAACGCGGTTGCGGTCAATGGCAAAGGGCAGGTCAGTCGGAACGATTGGATTGACTGGGCCGAATGTACATGGATGGACATTCGCGAAACGGACACTCTTAATACCAAGGAAGGCAAGGGCGAGGATGACACCAAGCACATCTGCCCACTTCAGCTCAGCGTTATCTCGCGGCTTGTCAAGTTATACACAGATCCTGGCGAGATTGTATTCTCGCCGTTCGCGGGGATTGGCAGCGAGGGACATTCGGCGGTGAAGCTGGATCGTCGATTCTACGGGTGCGAATTAAAAGACGAATACTACGAGACGGCACAGATCAATCTCGCAAAGGCTCAGGCGTCGAAGCAAAAACAATTCGCTCTGTTTGGGAGTGACCAGTGATTATTGATCTGAATCCCAGCGAGGTTGAGGACTACCGCAAGTTTTGCGCAATTAAGCGATTGCCGGTATCGATCATCCTCGGCCGGCGAGCATGGTTCCCTGATGAGTACGCCAGCATGATCGGCGTTGAGGCGGAAGCTTTGCCGTTCTCGAACTACGCGGCTCCCGATTGGATGTTCGACTACCAAGCCGCCATTACCGAGATGGCAATCCGAAAGCGAAAGTTTGCGGCGTTCTGTGATTGCGGGTTAGGCAAGACGGCAATCCTGCTTGAGTTCGCTCGCCATGCGGCGCATCGGTCAGTAGGCAAGCGAGTGTTGATTGTCTCGCCTTTGATGGTCGTCAAGCAGACAATCGAGGAATCGCAGAAGTTCTATCCAGCAGATCGCGGCGTTGGTGCTTACGGTATCGATACGATCCCTGCCGCTGCGTTGCAAGATTGGCTCGATGGCAACTACGGCGAGCATGACGTTGGCATTACCAACTACGAATCAATTAGACCGGAATTGCGAGCAAGGAATCTTGGCGGGCTGATTCTCGACGAGTCTTCAATGCTCAAGAGCCATTACGGCAAATGGGGAACGAAGCTAATCGAAATGGGGCGGGGCGTTGAATGGAAGCTCTGCTGTACTGGTACGCCTGCTCCTAATGATCGGATCGAGTATGCCAATCACGCGGTATTCTTAGATCAGTTCAGCACGGTCAACGCATTCCTCGCAACGTATTTTGTGAATCGCGGACAAGTAGATAATCGGTGGGAGCTTAAGCCGCATGCGTTGTCGGCGTTCTATCGGGCGATGGCTCATTGGTCGATCTTCCTGTCGAATCCAGCGACCTACGGCTGGCTGGATAATGCCGAGACGATTCCGCCGATCAATGTTCACATCCATCCTGTGGACATGACGCCAGAGCAAGTCGAAATCATGCGCAGCGTGACGGGCAGCTTGTTCGCAAATGAGCCAGGGGGAATCACTGGTCGCTCAAAGCTGGGGCAACTCGGTAAGGGATTCTACGACGGAGAATCGGTGCCGACACTCAAGCCGCAATTCATCAAGGATGAATTGCTGGAATCATGGAAGGGCGAATCAACGATCATCTGGTGCCTGTACAACGCGGAGCAGGACTCGCTCGCTAAGTATCTCCCTGGTGCGGTGAGCCTCACCGGCACGACCAAGCATGATGTCCGCCAGAAAGCAATTGATGACTTCAAAGCGGGGCGGGTGAAGACGCTGATAAGCAAGCCGAAGATATTGGGATTCGGGCTCAACTTGCAGATCGCAACGCGACACATCTTCAGCGGATTACAGGATAGCTATGAGAGCTATTACCAGTGCATCAAGCGGTCGAATCGTTACGGCTCAACGAAGCCGCTGAATGTCCATATTCCGGTGACGGAAATTGAAGAGCCGATGATTCAAACGGTGCTTCGTAAATCGGAGATGGTTCAGGTTGACACGGACGAGCAAGAGCGGCTGTTTCGTAAGTTATCACTAGCAAGGTGAAAGTTCAGAATGGGGGCAACGATGAAAGCCACAGACACGGACGACAGCCGAAACTTCCTCGGGCTCGTGCGGGGCAAAGAGCGGTACATCTTCGTCTACGACGATGGGCAGGAGGCTGACATACTCCGCGTCCTTGGACGGCAAGCGGTCAACCCGGAGTTGAGTTTCAATTGGTACGACGCCGCCAGGCTAGCGAGAAGGGTGCAGAAGCATGAGTCAATGGCAAGCGATTCCGGTCCAGACGACATCAGTACATTTGACGCCTGGACAGCGGTACTCGGCCCACAAGAGCGATTCAAATACCCAGGGTGATGCGATGAAACAAACAAACATGTTCGGCGACTTTGAACGCCAACGAATGAGCGAGCAGACGGCCGTCGAAACGGCACCTTATCATCCGCATTCTGCCGAAAGTAAAGAGGCAGCTGACGCGATCCTGCCAGTTGCCGGCACGCACCGCCGGAAAGTCTACGACTTTATTTCGGCTCGCGGCAATTGGGGAGCGACCGACGAGGAAATCCAACTCGGTCTAGCGATGAATCCATCAACGCAAAGACCTCGGCGAGTTGAATTGGTCAAGGCGAAGCTGATCATTCAGTGCGGGCAGCGGAAGACGACCAGCAGACGAAACGCGGCAGTCTGGCAGGCAACGAAAGATGCAAATGATTAACCCGCTCCATGCAGCGAAGCAAAGCGTAAGCAGCGAAGACCGACCGTTTCAGGCGTCGATGATTCGCGGGATGCTCACCGCGTATGACGCGAGATGGGGTGACGTTCAATCGAACATCAATGTTCGAGAGATCGAGAAGCAGTATTACGCGGACTTGCCAAATGTCCGCTCCAGCGGTCGGTCTCGCACGTTTCGACTCGCCGGGAAGCTGGACAAGCTCACTGCCGAAGACGCCACCGTCACGCTAACGGATCACAAGACGACACAGTCTGACATCGAAGAGAATTCGTCCTACTGGCGACAGATCGAAGTCGAAGGGCAGCCGAATCAGTATGAACTGCTGTTGCTCGCCAACGGGATCAAAGTCGATCAAGTCATCTGGGATGTTGTTCGCAAGCCAGCGATAAAGCCAAAGGCGATTGCAAAGAAGGACGTGGCGGCGTTGGCGTCGCTGCATACATATTGCGGTCAACACATCGAATGCGATGCGTTCGAGGGGATGAAGGAAACGCCGGAGCTATTCGAGCTTCGTGTTGCCCAATTGATGCGGGACCAGGGCGAGAAGTATTTTCAGCGTCGTTCCGCGAAACGTACGCGGTCGGGGCGCCTGCATGCTATATGGGACTCCCTGTCTGTATCTGGGCATCTGCTCAGGCTCGGACACGCCAAATAGCGACCGCTGGGAATTCAAGGGGTCTGTCCACGAGGAACTGGAAACGGATGGCGACGGTCGCGATCTGCTCACGAACTCGCGCGTTCGATGTTTCCAGACATGCCGCCGAAAGCACTTCTATCAGTACGAACTAGGAATCAAACGAGTTGCGGCGGAAGACCGGGAACCGTTGATCTTCGGGACCGCTTGGCACGATGCGATGGACGTTTACTGGGGCGAGAAAAACAAAGAAAGGCTACATCATGCCAGCGACGAAATCGCGGTCGTCTGAGATGCTGCGGGACTTCCTGAGCGAAGTCAGCACTGAAGTGAAAGAGAGGCCGTCTGCGAGCGTGATGTACGCCCCACCGGGTCTCGGGAAGACATCGTTTGGGGCAGCAATTCCCGGCGCCGTCTTCTTAATTGACGCCCAAGAGCTCGGGATTGAGACGCTGAAGCGATCCGGCCAGGTGCCTGCGGACATCCCAGTGCTGCCAACTGCGCAAGACTGGGCGATGGTCTTGGCAATCCTCAAGCAGCTGGCCGCGGGCAAGCACAAGTACAAGGCTCTCGTCATCGACACGATTGGCGGACTTGAGCGACTTTGCCATCAGTTTGTCTGTGACACGATGTACGGCGGCAATTGGGGTGAGAAGGGATTCGCTGGCTACGGCCGCGGGTACGAGTCCGCGTTGCCAGAGTGGCGCCTGCTTCTCAACGCATTGGACGACTGCCGCGATTCCGGTCTGTCGATTGTCTGCCTAACGCATTCGATTGTGAAGCCTCACAAAAATCCGCTGGGCGAGGATTACGATCGCTTCGTACCGGACCTGCACCACAAGACGTGGAATCTAACGCACCGGTGGGCGGACATGGTCTTGTTCGGCAACTATCACGTCGAGGTTGACGACAGTGGGTCTCGGGCGAAGGGCAAGGGCGGACACGACCGTGTGTTGCACACCGAGTACTCGGCCGCCTTCGAGGCGAAGAACCGTCACGGTCTGCCTGAAGAGATCCCGATGGGCGCCAGCGGCAAAGCGGCTTGGGCGAATTTGGTAACAGCAATGAAGGAGGCGCGGAACTGATGGCACATTACAAAAAAGGGCTGCACGAGTGCAAGATCCGCTCGCACTATTTCGGCGAGTCGCCGGTGAAGAAGACGCCGTTTTTGGCGTTCCTGTTTACGCCAGCAGGCGGCGAGTATGAGCGGGAAGTCCAGTGCTACCTGACTCCCAAGACGGTTGACCGCACGATTGCGATTCTTCGCGACATGGGTTGGCACGGGTCGCGATTCAGTGAACTTGAGCATGTCAGTTTCAACGGGAAACTCGTTGAGTTGAATTGCTTTCATAAGACCTGGGATGGCCGCGAGATCGACGATTGGGAATTCCCGATGCCAAAGTCCGAGATCGAAGCGGTCAACGACTCAGGCGTTGCGAAGAAACTGGACGCGTTGTTCGGTAGCGAGCTGAAGAAGACGGCGACGAAGGCGGAAACGGTGCCGGCGGAAGTTGATGAGGGTGGCGACGATATCCCGTTTTAAGGAAGGTTCATGACGTGACTATTTGTGCAGTAGAATCCATTGATCCAATTTACGCGCGGGAGCTTCTCAGGGGCAATACCGCGAACTTCCGAACCGTCGATCCTAAGTTGGTATCGGTATATGCAGAGGAAATGTCACAGGGCCGATGGCATGGGATGAATGGCGAGACGATTATCATTGATGATCTTGGGCGTATAGCAGATGGTCAACATCGTCTGCTTGCGATTGTGAAATCAAACAAGACAATTGATTGCCTTGTTGTTCGCGAGTCACCTTCAACGGCGTGTGTCGAGCTGACACGCGGAAGCGGAAGGCCCAGGACAACGGCGCAATGGCTGCAACGTAGTGGGTTTAAGAATGCTAACGCCATCGCAGCGATTTGTCGCGGAGCCATAGCTCATCAGAAAGGGATATGGGGTCAGTTGAAGTGGGATAAAGAATACCTGCTCAATAGTGAAGTCATTGAGTTCGCGGAGAAACATAGAGAAGCGGTTACTGAAACAGCCGTGATTTGCAATCGCCTTACGGGGATGCCCATGTCGTGTATTGGGGCAGTGATTCTAGTAGGCAGCGGATTAGGCAAGCCGACAAGATTTGCAAATTGGTTTCTGGAATCGTTGAAACCTGCGGCGATGGTTGAATCAACCGAGCCTGTTTTTCATCTCAGAAATCGTATCCTGGTTGATGCGGCGTCAAAAACACAAAAAACGCCGGCATACGTTAAGAGAATCCTGACAACTATTGCTTGGAATAAGACCGTCAACGGCGAACCATGCAACCAATTAAAGGTAGTCATGGTGGGACCGAAGAGAACGAAACCGCCATCCACCATCTTGATCGGACCAGGTGACGTAGAAGCGTAGTTGGGGGGGTTCGATTGTGGCACTGGAATAAGGCATCACGGATGGCACGGTCACGCAACATCAAGCCAGGCTTGTACCTGAATGAAGACCTCGCCGAGTGCTCAATCTCGGCGCGATTTTTGTTTACGGCATTGTGGACGATGGCGGACCGACAAGGCCGACTCGAGGACCGGCCAAAGCGGATCAAATTGGGGTCATTTCCGTATGACGATGGCGTCGATGTGGACGGGTTGCTCTCGGAGTTAGAACAGTGGCGATTCATTGTTCGATACGAAGTTGATGGGCTGAGACTCATATCAGTATGCAATTTCGAGAAGCACCAAAACCCGCACAAAGACGAAAAAGCCAGGGATTTCCCACCTCCACCGGTCGAGCACCATGCAAGCACCATGCAAGCACCATACAAGCACGGTGCTAGTGCGGAAGCTGCCCGGCTGATTCCTGATTCCCTATTACTGATTCCTGATTCCAAGATTAGCTTGGAGCTGCAAAGCAACTCCAAGCCGCCCGAAGACCCGCCAACGGAGTTTTCATTTCCTACGGTTGGAAAGCCCAAAGGCGATTGGACGCTGCCGCAGAGCCTACTGGCCGAGTACAGCGAAGCCTATCCGTCATTGGATGTAAAAAGCGAATTGCGAGCGGCCAAGGCGTGGCTGGTGTCCAACAAGGCGAAACGCAAGACACACCGCGGCATGCCGACGTTCCTCAACGGCTGGCTGTCTCGGACGCAAAACCGACGAGGCGGCGGCAGGTCGGTAGTACCCGTCGAGCAGACTCGTGTCCGTGACCCGACACGAGACGCGGAGAGGGCTCGCTCTGCCGTGGTCAAGCAAATGCGGCGAGAAGGCGTACCGATTGACGAAGCCGAGGTAGAACGACGATTAGCGGAGGTGTGACGGTGGGCGATCTAACACTCAGTGCAAGGCGAGCAATGGCAGAAGCAGCTAAAAACGAATTGCGCGACTGCCCAGGATGCGGGCGTCCGAAGTGGCATCCAGCGACAGGCTTCTGCTTGAAGTGCAACTGCTACTTGCCAACGCAGTTTGATATCTATCGGAACTCGGCCAGCGTTCGGGCTTCGTGGGGCGATCTGGAGACGCTCCGGCGGGCGGGGCACGAGGACATCCGCCAATCCGCCGATGGCCCAATCGCACCGCCGGTTGATATTAGATTGCACGGCCACGCAGCGTGTGTAGTGCAGCCACACCACAAGCAACGAGCGTCAGTTCTCAACGCAAGCTAACGAGGTGATCGATGAGAAAGCCATTCCCGCCCGGAACCCGCGTCATCTGGGGTCGGCCGAATTGCAATTGCCGCGGCGAGGTAGTCGAAGACGATGGCGGCGAGATCGTCAAGGTCAAGGGCGACAATCACGGACACGTTGAGGATTGGTATTACGACATCGACGGGCAGAAGATTCGGAGAGAGTGATGAATACACTTGAAAGATGGCGACGGGCAAAGCGTGCCTATTCGCGACTGGCGGGACGATATCCGATTCAGCGCGACAAGGCGACTTTTTACCGACGCGGCGTTGCGCTGACAAAGCTCTGGGAAATAGCAAGCAAAGCTGAACAGGAGCTGCTGAAATGAGAGTTTACCTAGCAGGTCCAATCAACGACTGCACAGATTCCGAGTGCAAGGACTGGCGAGAGTGGTTCAAGCAAAGCCTCGGCATTGAGTGGGTTGACCCCATGCGGCGGGACTATCGCGGGCGTGAGGCTGAGTGTGCCAAGGAAATCGTTGAACTTGACAAGGCGGATATCCGTGATTGCGACGTGGTCTTGGTCATGCTTACCAAGCCCTCTGTGGGGACTTCGATGGAGATCTTCTACGCATACACGCTTGATATTCCCGTAATCGTCATCCACGCCAACGATGCCACACTCAGCCCTTGGCTTATCTATCACGCCAAGCAATTCGTCAGCGGACTCAGCGATGCCTTAGCAGAGATCGAAAGGCAGATGCCATGAAGCATTACCACGGCACGCCAATGGGTGGCAAGCGTCAGGATGTTGCGAGGATTCTTCAAGGCCGGTACGCCCTGATTCCGTTTGGGCGAATCGAGGACCTGCCAGTGGCCGCTGAAGTGTGTCGCGGGTTCTGCTTTGACAATGGGGCGTTCACAGCATGGCGTAAGGGTGAGCCAATTACGGATTGGCATGGTTACTACCGACTGTGCTACGAATGGCGGCACCATCCAAGATTCGAGTTTGCATTGATTCCTGACGTGATTGATGGGACCGAAGCGGACAACGACGAACTGCTCAACGATTGGCCTCGAGGGGCTGCTGGCGTCCCAGTCTGGCACCTTCACGAGTCAATTGACCGGCTAAAGCGACTCGCTCGCAACTGGCTAACTGTCGCCCTTGGAAGCAGTGGAGTCTGGGCAACCCCAGGAACTGAAGGCTGGTGGCAACGAATGGACGAAGCAATGGCAGCAGTTTGCGGAAACGGCCGACCGAACTGCAAGCTGCACGGGCTGAGAATGCTGGACCCTGCAATCTTCACTCGGTTGCCTCTGGCGTCCGCTGATTCCACCAATGTGGCCCAAAACAAGCAGCGACCGTGGAGCACATACGAAGCGCCAACGGTCTGGCAGAAGGCTGAAGTCTTGGCGTCTCGAATTGAAGCGCATCAGTCAGCGGCAGAGTGGGTGTCAGAATCACAATTGCCACTATTCGGAACTGACAGATGATTCTCGCCATCGACCCAGGCACAACCGAAGGGCGAAAACGGACACGTTGAGAATTGGTATTACGACATCGACGGGCAGAAGATTCGGAGGATCAAACCATAATGGCAAGGACGCGAGTACCCAGGACTAGGGCGAGCGGCGAATGGACCGAGGCTAGATTCTGGGGGTTCCTGCGGTCTAATATTCGGCTTGCTAGTCGCAAATGGCCGCCGATGTATACATGCAAGGCGGCGGCTCGCCGGCCGTCTCAACTTGCTGATAAGCGGATAAAATGGCAATATCAATGTGCGGCGTGCGGTGATTGGTTCCAGGGCAAAGAGACTCAGGTCGATCATATTGTGCCGTGCGGCACGTTGAAATCATTCGAGGACATTGGGCCGTTCGTGCGGCGATTATTCTGTGAGGCTGATGGATTGCAGGTGGTTTGTAAGCCGTGTCATGCGGAGAAGACACGCAGTTGAACGGATTCTCAAATGAACGCAGCCACAATCATGGTGCTCTTGGCGATACCGCTTTCGCCTGTCGTTGATGACCACTTCGACCACATGGAACTCAATCACCTATTCAGCCAATCCGCGACCGCTGAATTGGTTCTCGACCAGTACATATTCTGGGACGGCGAGCACGTTGCGGCGTGGTTTCTCGTCGAGCGGTCACGCCGCAAGCTCGAAGACCTCAAGACAGACGCCGAGCGACTTGAATATCGAGCGACGGCTGCAAAGTTCAAGGCTGAGTGGATCGAGAAGCAACGCCAGGCGTTTCTGCGGAAGTGGAAGGGCGTCAGGCCAGTCAAGCAGATATTACACAACTGGCATCCGCCGAAGCCGCCCGCCTATAACCCGCCTTTCCTCGGCAAGTTGCCGCAGCGGGTGGGCAGACGGTGGCGGCTCATCATCCACACAAAGGACATCTTGCGGCAGGTTACCGCAGACACGTTTCGCGAGACATGGACACAAGTAGATCCAGAGGTGGTTGATCGGGACGTATGGGAGACAGACAAGCGGCGGGGATTCAGCAACGGGGAATGACGATGGGGCGAGTCACAATCAGAGGCAAGCGTTGGATGCTCGACTTCCGCCACGGCATGGCTGCTCGCGGCGACGTGGACGCTCCACATCGACCCAATAAACAGATTCGCATTCGAGCGGACCTGAAAGACGAGGAGCGGCTAGAGGTCATCATTCACGAGATCACGCACGCTGCAATATGGGATGCGAGCGAGGAGACGGTTACCGAATTTTCGCATGACTTGGCGAGGATTCTCTATCGGCACTTAGGCTATCGCGAGGGCAAGGATGGCAAGGAAGAAGAAGCGACTTGACGCGTTCAGGTCAAAGCCAGACGGGCGCAATCAGACTTGGTTTGACCGACTGACACCTGCTGAGCAGAAGGTGATTTGCGACGAGGTAGATCATTACATGCAAGGCCATTATCCATCTATCCGAAACGTGACCGAGTTGTCGCGAGCAATGCACGAGGCGGGCGTTCTGCCGCATGCGGTCAGTGGACAGACGCTGCGCCGTTGGATTCAACAGCGGGGGATGAAATGACGCGATTAAAGAAACCGGCACGAACCGATGAAGTCAAGGCATTGCGGAAGAAGAATGCCGAACTGCTGGCGATTATCGACGAGCAGAACGAATCCGCCGCCGAGCAAAGACGGGCGAAGTTCACGATCCCAAAAGGCCGGCAGATGGCGTCGCCGCGAGGAACATTCATTCGGGTTGTCGTGCCTGATACTCATGGGTGCTACATCGACAAGCCAGCGTTCGCGGCAATGATTCGCGACATAGAGCAGTTCAACGTGCGTGAAGTGGTAATGCTTGGTGACCATGTGTCATGCGATGGGTTCCTCGCTGAGCGACATGTGCTCACATATCGCGCTCAGGCGACCTACACATATCAGGAAGACGTGAATGCCGGGAATGTCTTTCTGGACAAAATGCAGGCGACGTGCCCCAAGGCGAAGTTCTGGTACATCTGCGGAAACCACGAGCGGCGAGTTGAAGAATGGTGTGTGAAGCACGCCAAGCGCAATGCCGTGGATACGCTCATGTTGTTGCGGGCGTTAGATCCGGTTTACCTATTACACCTGAAAGAGCGAGGCATCGAATACCTTCACACTCACGACGACACGCACACCAAAGGAAACACTCGGAACACGCTGGAACTTGGCAAGTGTTTGTTCATGCATGGATACGGTCATGCGAAAGCAGCGATTGCGAACACGCTAAACGACATGGCGAGAAATGTTGTTGTCGGTCATCTCCACAGGCGAGGCTCGTTCACTCGCACTACGCACGATAGCGAGATTTCGGCGTGGTGCCCTGGGTGTCTTTGCGAGAAGCGGCAGTTCTACGTTCACGCTCGACCGCCACATCACGCCCACGGATACGGGCTACAGATCGTGAAGCCTTCTGGCGAGTTCTTGCATATCAACGTGCCGATTATCGACGGCAAGAGTTACTTGTCGGCGCTGAAGACGGCGTGAAGCGACCTCCACTACTTGAGCACTGGAGGTGTTATGGCCGGCGTCATCGTGAACGCGATGGAATCGCTATTGACAGATCCCAATTGACCAATACCCGCCTATCGCGATAATAAACAGACGCAACCCGGTGTCTGTGCGGACTGATCCCCCAATCAGCAAGACCAAGAAACGAGACGGCAGTTAGGTGCCTAACCACCTTGCTGCCGTTTTTTGTTTCTTGGTGCCGGGGGAATCTCCCTGGATCATGGAGGTATCCTGATGAAATTGCGACTCTTGATTACCGCTCTCCGGTTCGTCCTGAGCCAAATTGATCCCCAAATGGTCAAAGAGCTGATCGATGACCTGATTGACAAGGTTGAAGATCGTTACGCCGGCCAGGCCGTTGTGATGCAGGCGTGCGGCATGGTTCGCAATGTCTTCTCGATTCCCGATGACATCGGCGGTGACGAAGACTGATGCGAACCGCAACCATTGCGGGCATCCTGCTTATCGGGCTCTGTGCCGCGACTGCCGCCACGGCTCCACCATCCGAGACCGAATCGACGCTCCAAGGCGCCGCACTCGAAGGCCGTCTTGAGGTCATTGAGCACGAGCCTATCGTCATCAAAGCCGGCGTCGAGATCCCTGAAGGTTGGTCGGCGCTGTTCGATTGGGACTTGCAACGCCCTGCCAAGGGCCGCGAGATCGACAACGGCCGCACTCTCCACGTATGGGCGCCAGCGGGCGAATACGAGATAGAACTTGAGGTCTTCCTGGCGAAGTACGACGACGCAACCAAACAGGTCCAGTTTCGCAAGGATACCTCGGTCACGGTGCTAGTGGTCAAGCCGGGCAAGGCGCCAAAGCCGCCAAAGCCAGATCCGCCTGGCCCGGACCCTACGCCGGGTCGTCCGTCGACCGTCTTGATCCTCCGCGACCAGGACAGCGACACGGCGACCGAGGCGACGGCCTTGCAGGATCTGCGGCAGAGCGAGCTGTTCCAGGGCGGAACGCCGGCACTGTTGATACTGAGCACGGACGCGGAGACACCGAACGGGAACCCGGACCCGATAGCGGAGAAGTACCGCAAGCAAGTACCCAGCGACGGCGACTATCCATATTTTTTCGCGGTGGACGAATCAGATCGCGTCGTTGATTCGGGCGAGGTGCCTGACGACCCGGCCGAACTAATCAAGCGAATTCAATCGAGGTTG